AACATAGTTAGAAAAGTTGCAGCCAGAACAGGCGGTTATCAAATGGGTTATATTGATTTTAAAGATGGTGATCCTACTAAAGCTTTTGCTGTAACAGAACAAAAATCAATTTTAAAAGGAGAGGGACCAAGAGGACGTAAACAAACTGGTCTTAAAAATTTTTTAAAAAATTCAGTGCATCACAATGAATTATACAGACAGTTTACAGCAGATCCAAATAATTCAGACTTTGGAACTTTAAGAGATGAAATAAAACAATCTAAAAAAATTAAATTTGTTCCTGAACCTGAATTAGAAAAATTACATAATGCTACTAAAAATTTAAAATCCACAGAAGAACTTTTTGAATTTTACAAAAAAGATACACCACTATCTAAATTGTTTAGAAAGGGATTTACAAAAGCTGCGGGTAACATTGCAAAAGGTGGAAGGGGTTTAAAAATTTTAGGAGGTGCAGCAACATTACCTTTATTTGCAACAGCTCTGGCTGCGGAACAAATAAATAAACCAGAAGTTAAAAAACCAGAGGTAGGTACACCAATAAAATATGATTCAAACATCGGTGCAATTGTAAATGAAAGAACAGACCAACCCGCGAGTCAAAATCAAGTTTTAAGTTTTATCAAAGATAACCCACTAGCCGTTACTGCCGGTACGTCTTACGCGTTCGCTGCAGAAGAAGTGCCAAGAGCCTACAAAGCTGCAAGAGAACTCGGTAGAGGTAAAGTTAGATCTGCATTAGGAATCACTGGTGCATTGAAACCTTTGCTTACAACAATTGGAACACCAGCCTTAACTGGTTTATATGAAACAGCTGCTATTTCAAACAGACTCGATGCCGGAGAAACACCAACAGAAATTTTAACAGATCCACTTGGACCAGTATTAGGATTGACTTTTATGGAACCATTCTCAAGAGGTGCAGGTGTAATTAGAGATGTACCAAAAAGAACGATGGCACAAGGGTTGAGAAACTATTTTAATCTAAGCGATGTTGGAAAAGCTAGACCTGGCGTAACAAGTAGTATTTTAAGACTGGGTATGAGTCCAAGAATGATTGCAGGTGCCTCTAGATTTTTAGGCCTTCCTGGGTTATTATTAGGAACTGGATTATCTGCCTACGATGCATATAAAAACTATCAAAATCAAGAGGGTATGATATATAACCTATTTAACAAAGATGAATAGACAAGGATTTTTTAAAGCACTGGGAGTATTGGCAAAGACGCCATCGATGCAAAAATATTTGAACGTACTAAAACCAAGTGCTGTACGTGAGGGTATTGAGCAAGCTGCGACTTCAGGTATGGACTTTTTTAATTTAGCAATCAAAAAAGTTGTAGGTGAAGGAAAAGAAATTGAGTCTACTTTGACAACTAAAAAATATGTACACCCAGACAGACCTGATATTTTTGTAGAAGTTGATATGAGCACTGGTAATGCAAACGTAGGTTTGGTTGATCCAGACAGAGGAGCTTTTGCATATACAGATATGATGAAAAGAGATCAACTAATTAAGTCTTTAGAAGATGAAGGACTAGGATCTATGGGTGCAATAGCTAGAGCAGATGAAATTGAAAGAATGCGAAAAGCAGAAGCAATGAAAAAAATAGGTAAAAGTAAAGGTAAAAATAAAAGACAAAGAATGATAGATGCCTATAATGAAATTATTAGAAACAAAAAAGCTGACGGTGGTGAAGTTAGTTTGACAGTAATTGAAATGCCTGATATTAGTGGTGCAGGTGTTGAAACTCTGTTCAAAAAAAGATAGGATAACAAATGGCCGAAATTGACAAACCATTACCGAATACAAATCAATCTAGAAATCCAGAAGAAGAAATAATCGAAGTTGAAAATAAACAACAAGCCGAGGTTATTGATACTCCAACAGGACCTGTTGAAGTTGCAATGGATGAAATGGGTGGAGCAGAAGTTTCTTTTGATCCAACAGCAGTAGAACAAGTTGAAGATCATTTTGGTAATTTAGCAGAAAGTTTAGGTGATGAAATTTTAGAACCACTAGGTGCTAAGATGATTGATCAATACAACGAATACAAAGAATCACGAGGTGATTGGGAAGACACTTATAGAAACGGACTAGAACTTTTAGGATTTAAATATGAAAGACGAACTGAACCCTTTAGAGGTGCGAGTGGTGTCAACCACCCTGTACTTGCTGAAGCTGTTACGCAGTTTCAAGCGCAAGCTTATAAAGAGTTACTCCCGTCTGATGGACCAGTACGAACGCAAATTCTAGGCGACGTTACAGTTCCAAAAGAGGAGCAAGCAAAACGTGTAAAAGATTTTATGAACTATCAAATTATGGATCAGATGAAAGAGTATGAACCAGAGTTTGATCAAATGTTATTCTATCTCCCTCTCTCCGGCTCTACTTTTAAAAAAGTTTACTATGACGATATTATAGGTAGAGCCGTGTCAAAATTTGTACCGGCAGATGATTTGATTGTACCTTATTCTGCAAACTCGTTAGAAGATGCAGAAGCTGTGATACACGTCATAAAAATTTCTGAAAACGAATTAAGAAAACAACAAGTATCAGGATTCTATAGAGACATAGATTTAGGAAACCCACCTGTTACAGAAAATCAATTAGAAGATAAAAAATTAGAGCTAGAAGGAATTTCTAAAGATGGCCAAGAAGATCAATACACATTATACGAAATACATACTAATTTAGATTTAGATGGTTATGAAGATATGGATGCAGAAGGTAATCCAACAGGAATTAAATTACCATATGTTATAACTGTTGCACAATCAGGAAATAAAGTTTTATCTATTAGAAGAAATTTCAAACAAGACGATCCAAAGAAAAACAAAATAAATTATTTTGTACAATTTAAATTTTTACCTGGCACAGGTTTTTATGGTTTTGGTTTAATCCATATGATTGGTGGTTTGACTAGAACAGCTACAGCTGCATTAAGACAATTGTTAGATGCAGGGACTTTAGCAAATTTACCTGCTGGATTTAAGTCACGTGGTATTAGAGTTAGAGATGATGCACAACCTTTACAACCAGGTGAGTTCAGAGATGTAGATGCACCTGGTGGAAACATCAAAGATCAGTTTATGACTTTACCTTTCAAAGGACCAGATGCAACATTACTTCAATTGATGGGTGTTGTAGTATCTGCAGGTCAAAGATTTGCTGCAATATCTGATATGCAAGTTGGTGATATGAATCAACAAGCTGCAGTTGGAACTACAGTTGCATTATTAGAACGTGGTTCAAGAGTAATGTCTGCAATTCACAAAAGATTATATGTTGGTTTAAAACAAGAATTTAAATTATTAGCAGAAGTATTTAAAACTTATTTACCACCGGTTTATCCTTACGATGTACCTGGTGCAAGACGCGAAATTAAAGTACAAGACTTTGATGAACGAGTAGATATTTTACCCGTTGCCGATCCAAATATCTTTAGTCAAACACAAAGAATTAGTTTGGCTCAAAGTCAATTACAACTAGCGCAATCAAATCCTCAGATACATAATCTTTATCAAGCATATAGATCTATGTATGACGCGCTGGGTGTAAAAAATGTTAACGCAATTTTACCACCACCTGCACAACCAGTGCCGATGGATCCTGCATTAGAGCATATTACAGCAATGTCAGCAAAACCATTCCAAGCTTTTCCTGGTCAAGACCACAAAGCACACATTGATGCTCACTTAAATTTTATGAGATTGAATATGGTACAAAATAATCCAATTGTAATGGCTGCAATACAGAAAAATATACTTGAACACATTAGTTTGATGGCTCAAGAACAAGTACAATTAGAATTTGTAGAAGAATTACAAGAAATACAAATGATTCAACAACAAATGGGAGCTATAAATCCTGCAATGATGGCTGGTATGATGCAAAATCCACAAGTTATGCAGCAACAACAACGTGTGCAACAGATAACTAACCAAATTGAAGCTAGAAAAGCGCAGTTAGTAGCTGAAATGCAAGAAGATTATGCTAAAGAAGAAGAAAAAATCACTGGTGAGTTCGCTGGTGACCCATTATTGAAAATAAAATCAAGAGAAGTTGACCTAAGAGCGATGGAAAACGAAAGAAAAGAAGAAGA